GTCTGTTCAACCCGCAGTCGGCTGTAAGCGACCAGTACCAGAAAGGTCTGATGGGCCGTGATTCGGGCGGTATGAACTGGAAGATGGATCAGAACGTTGTCGCGCAGACTTTTGGCGCGTGGACTTCAACCGCTGGCACGCTGACGGCTAACACTCAGTCAATCGGTATCGCAACCGGCTGGGCATCGTCATCGACCATCACCCTGACTCACTCGGCTGGCCTAACCCTGCGTCAAGGCGATGTGATCCAGATCGCAAACGTATTCGCGGTCAACCCACAGAACCGTCAGGCGTATGGTTCGAACAAGGCGCGTAACTTCGTGGTTCAGTCCACCGTTACAGGCACTGGTTCGTCCACAATTTCGGTTACTGTTGTTCCAGCGATCATCACTGGCGGCCAGTTCCAGAACGTTACGATCCCAACCACTTCGGCTACCGCGACCGTAACCCCGTTCTCGATTGGCACTTCGGCAACCGGCACCGTATCGCCGCAGAACATCATCATGCACCGCAATGCGTTCACGCTGGCGACTGCTGATCTTGAGCTGCCTGACGGTGTGCATTTCGCTGGCCGTGCGTCGGACAAAGAGCTTGGTCTGTCGATGCGTATTGTTCGTCAGTACACGATTAACAACGACTCGATCCCGACCCGTCTGGATGTCTTGTATGGCTGGGCACCGCTGTATCAAGAACTGGCCTGCCGTGTCGCAGCCTAATTAACATTGAAAGGAAACTGACATGAGCAATCCAGGACCAGCAAGTACCCAAACCAACCACCCATCGAACCTAGCCACTAACCAGGCTTACCGCCTGTTGGCTAGCGCACAGGGTGTCAACCTCAACTCTGTCGCTGATACCGTTGCTGCTGTTGTAAACAGTTCGTCGTACAGCGTTCAGGACATCATCGTGGCGAACGCCAGCGTGAACTTGACCACTGCACAGCTTGCTGTTTACAGCGGTCCAGGCGCAACTGGTGTGGCAGTCAAAACCGCTTACGCACTGACCGGCAACTCGGCCAGCGACAAAGTGGTTGTGACCGCTGCGACTGATACTGACTCACTTACCGGTGACAATCTGTACATTCGTTGCACTACTGCACAGGGCGCAGCGGCTACCGCCGATGTGTACATCTACGGGTATGACCTGACTTTCCTGCCTTAATCAGCATGGAATAGTCAACGAGGAAGCCGCCCCTCATGGGGTGGCTTTTTCTCATTAAAATCAATGAAAGGGCAAACCATGCTGCCAAGTTTTAGACCCAACGGCCCGTCCTACCGCATTACCGTACCGAGCAGCGCATCAACAGCGTTGCAAATCGTTCCGAATACCAACGTTCAAAACAATTACGTTTCGCTGATTAACACTGGTTCCGCTCTAGTAACGGTATCGCTTGGCACGACATCGGCGACAACGGTCGCTCCAACAGTGCCATCGACCGGCGCATCGGTGCCAGGCGTATTACTGCCGCCGTCTATGAACTATCCAATCGTTGTGCCTGCGCCGCGAAATGAGTTCTTTATTTCGATCATCGGCAGCGCAGCCAATGGTGAGCTATTGGTAACACCGCTGGCGGCTGGATAAATTATGGCGAATGAAGTCGCCAACACGGAACGGATCAATATTGTTCCGGTTCAGGGCATTTTTGCGCCTGAGCCGACGTTTGATCTAATTACGTTTATTGGGCCAGCGGGTACGCCGTTTCTGCCGCCAATTAGCCCAATTCAGTCGGGTTTGACAATCACGAATTCGACCATTGATTCGTCGATTGTTGGTGGGAATGTACCGGCAGCCGCCTATTTCACGACTGCGCAGGTCGCTGCGACCCCGACGGCAGAAACCGATGTGGCAAACAAAGCCTACGTTGACTCTGTCGCGCAAGGGCTGGACATTAAAGCGTCCTGCCTTTACACCACGACCGGCATCATTACGCTGTCGGGACTTGGAACGCAAGCTGGTGGCGATTGGCCATCAACCCTGACCGCGGGCGACCGCATCTTGGTTAAGAATCAGGCTAACCAGGCGCAAAACGGCATTTATGCGGCATCGGCATCGGGATGGACGCGCACCGCTGACATGAACAACTGGGCTGAAGTGCCTGGTGCGTTTACGTTTATCGAGGATGGCGCAACGCTATCAGCAACCGGCTGGGTGACCACGGCGGGATCGACCGGCACGATTAACGTGACCAATATGCCCTGGACGCAGTTTTCTGGCGCGGGGACGTACACGGCTGGCAACGGGTTGCAACTTATATCGAACGCGTTTTCGGTCAAGTTGAACGGCACGACACTGGACGCTAGCGCCAGCGGCCTGAAGATTTCGGACACTTACCCAGGGCAAACCAGCATCACCACCCTTGGCACGATTGCCACGGGAACTTGGGCTGCAACCGACGTGGCGGTATTGCATGGCGGCACGGGTGCATCGGACGCCGCGGGAGCCAGGGCAAACTTGTCGGCTGCGGTTTTGGGCGCTAACAACGACATCACCAGTATGTCGGCCATCACGGGGTCGATTGCCACGCCGACGTACATTCAGTTCAACACCACGCAAAACCCGCTGCCAACCGACGCGACAGGGCGCATTTACTACGACAGCAACGACCAGTTTCAAACGTTAGCGTTCCAAATGAACGGTAACGTAGTTCAGAAAATTGGTGAAGAACAGTTCTATCGGATCAAGTGTCAGGGCGCGATTACCAAAGGGCAAGTTGTGTCATTTGCCGGTACGCTAGGATCATCGGGCGGTTTGGTTGGTAAAGCCGCAACTGGGCTGACCAAAGATCAAGCGCAATATGTTTTGGGCGTGGCGGCAGAATCCGGCAATAACAACGAATGGATTTTTGTCGTGTCGTTTGGCGAGGTGAAAAACATCAACACCACCGGCGGCGCTGAAAATTGGGTACAAGGCGATGAACTGTATTACAACCCAGCGGTAACCGGCGGCCTAACAAAGATTAAGCCAGCAATTCCAAACGCCATCGTTTTAATGGCTGCGGTAATCAACGTTGGAACAAACAACGGCATTCTGTTTGTGCGGGTTACTTATGGGTCGGTGTTGGGTGGTACGGATGGCAACGTCCAATTTGGAACCCTTAACAACCTGGACGTCATCCAATACAACAGCACGGCCCAACGCTGGGAAAACGTTGCGGCCAGCAGCCTGTCAGTCAGTTTTGCAACCACGGCTGGCAGCGCAGGGTCGGCGAGTACGGCAGGCACCGCGACGAATCTTGCGGGTGGCACAACAGGCGCTTTGCCGTACCAATCGGGTGCTGGCGCTACTACATTCCTGAATCTAGGCACCGCAACCCATATCTTGACCGCAGGCGCTTCTGCGCCGCAATGGACTAATCCCACAACGATTACAGTCGGCAACGCCACAAACGCAACAAGTGCAGTAACCGCAACGAATTTGGCAGGCGGGGCTGCGGCGAGTATTCCGTACCAATCTGCGACCGGCACGACGGCGTTTCTAGCGTCTGCGGCTGGCGATTCTGGCAAGGTCTTGCAGAGTAATGGCACGAGTGCGCCGAGCTGGATCACGCCAGTGGCTTACGCAACGGTTACCGATGACACGACCACGAATTCGACGTTCTACCCGTTATTTGCAAATCAAACTAGCGGCAACCTAACGACACTTTTTTCGTCATCTACAAAATACCAGTACAACCCATCAACCGGCATTTTGACGGCCACAGGGTTTAGCGGATCGGGTGCAAGCCTTACCAACTTGCCAGCGGGTCAACTGTCAGGCACGATTCCGTCAGGGGTTTTGGGCAATAGCAGTTTGTTTATTGGCACGACTTCAATTGCGCTAAATAGGACAAGCGCCAGCCAAAGCCTGACAGGGGTAAGCATCGACGGGTCGGCAGGATCGGCGACAACTGCAACAAATGCAAACAACGTGGCAGTGACAGATGACACCACGACAAACGCAGATTATTACGTTACTTGGGTCAACAATACGTCGGGAAATCGGGCGATCAGCGTATCATCGACCAAGCTGAAATTTAACCCGTCCAGCGGCGTTTTAACGACCACCGGCGGCATCGGTGGAGGGGCATTCTGATGAATTGCAGAATCTTAGATATTCAGGCCAACGAAGGCGTAATTACAGCCGCCAAATATTTGTGTTCTATCGGCGACGTTGAATCCGAAGGCTGGTGGTATTTCAAAGAGCCTGGCAGCAAGAATTTCGCTGAGGTGGTTGAGGCTGATGTCATTGCGTGGGTAACTGCTGAAGCTGGGCAGATGATCCAGACCAATCTTGAAAATCAAATTGCGGCGATGAAAGTGCCCAAGGCAGTAGCGCCGTGGCTACCGCAAACTTTTACGCCAGAGGTTTAAATGGCACAGACAGGATTTACGCCAATTCAAATTTACAGCAGCAGCACCGCTTCTGCTGTGCCGCTTGCCGCAAGTTTGGCCAACACCACGTTGGGGTCAGAACTTGCCATCAATATTAATGATGGCAAATTGTTTTATAAAGATTCATCGAATATTGTCCAAGTCATTGGCTGGAAAACAGTACCGACCACGGCTGGCGGCACTGGATTAACAAGTTATTCCGCTGGCGATTTAGTGTATTACGCTAGTGGCGCAACGTTTACCAGATTAAACATAGGCGCATCAGGTCATTATTTATCTAGCAGCGGAACAGCGCCCCAATGGACTGCGCCAGCAGCATTAACAGAAACCGACGACACCAACGTAACATTGACATTAGGTGGTAGCCCTTCAACAGCGTTGTTAAACGCGGTATCTATGACCCTTGGCTGGACTGGTCAGTTGGCAACCAGCCGAGGTGGTACTGGTTTGTCATCTTTCACAGCTAACGGCGTTCTGTATGCGTCGTCAACTAGCGCGTTGGCTACAAGTGCAAATTTGACGTACAGCACCGACTTTACTGTGACGGGCGGCAATTTACGTTCGATAAAAACAAGCGGCGCACCAGCGGTTTTTCTTCAATCTGATCAAGCAAGTGGTGCGGTCGCACCGGCTGTTCAATTTTATCGAACTGGCGCGTCAAACACTGCAACGCCAAGCAATAATAACGTAGGAACGTTCCGTTTTGATGGACTTGATGCAACGCCATCATTTGCTAATTTTGCATTAATTAACGTTGAAATTTTTACAAATGCTGTTGGTGGTGCGCCGTCAGCAATGACTTTCAGCACTGCCTTATCGGGCGCAAGTGCAACGGAAAGTATGCGGCTTACTTCCGTTGGGCTTGGTGTTGGCACTGCAACAATAAACAACAAGCTGGAAGTAAATGGGTCGTTAGGTCGAAATGCACCAGTAACTAAAGCTGCTAATTTTACTTTGGCTGCCACCGAAAACTGGGTTATCAACAATAAGTCAGGTTCAACTTGCACAGTGACTTTGCCAGCGGCATCTAGCTGGACTGGCCGCGAAGTCATGTTCAAAAATACCCAGGCGCAAACGCTGGTATCGGCATCGTCTAACGTTGTGCCGCGGGCTGGTGGGTCGGCTGGAACTGCCATTTTGGCAGCCACGGCTGGGGCTTGGGCCACTTTGGTTAGTGATGGCACAAACTGGATCATCATGGCCGGAAGCTAAAGGATAAGCATGGACGTTATTTGGAAAATTAAACAATTAGACCGCAACCCAAATACCGGATTGGTTTTGGTTGCATATTGGACTGTTGACATTGTTGATGGCGAATACAACGGTCATGCGTATGGTGCTGTTGGTTTTGACCAGGGTGATTCATTTATTCCATTCAAAGATTTAACGGAAAACGATGTATTAGACTGGGTAAAAGCAAAGATTGATTGGCAAACAATTGAAAATGGTTTGAAAAACAATATTGAGCATCAAAAAAATAAACCATTGGCAAACGGAATTCCTTGGGGTGCAAAATGACAGTAAACATTTCATATTTAGGCGGCGCAGCCGCGCAGTTTTTTGATGACGGTGGTAATCCGTTGGCTGGCGGCAAGATTTTTACTTATACCGCTGGGACAACAACGCCCCAAGTCACTTACACAACTGCTGCTGGAAATATTGCTCACAGTAATCCTATTGTTTTGGACGCAAGCGGTCGCGTTAATGAAATTTGGTTGACGGCTGGCGTAACGTACAAGTTTGTCATTGAAGATTCTGTTGGTAATTTAATTGGCACGTTTGACAACATTGTTGGTGTTAATGACACTACTTCAGCAAACGCTGCTTTGGTGGCATTCCAAACTTTGTTGGCTGGCCCGACCGGTGCTTCGTTGGTTGGATTTAAACAAGTGCAGTCTGGTGCCATTACAACTACCGTTCAAGCAAAACTGCGTCAGTATGTAAATATTTCAGACTTTGGCGCGGCGGGTGATGGCATTACCGATGACACCACCCCAATGACCAATTTTTTTAATTCGGCCATCAACAACCCTGGCGTCCCGCACCGTTTAAATAAAGCAACGTATTGCATTTCATCGGTTATGCCGACAATCAATGTCAGCAACGTCATTATTGAGGGCGAGGGAGCAGACATTCATGACATTGGGTCGTTAATTACTGGTACGGTAATCAAATGGATTGCCCCAGGAACTACTGCCGGCCCAATGATTAAAATTTCTTCGGTTTCTGGCGCTTCAAATCAACGTGTTGCTGACGTTAAATTTACTGGCATTGGACTTGATTGTAATACCGGCAGCATTAATTACGGCATTGAGCTGATTAGTATTCGGGACAGCCAAGTAGACGTTGCAATTGTCAATGCTGGTTTTGCTGGAATGCAAACCGGTGTTGTTGCTGCGCTTGGCGAAGCGAAAGATGTGCAACGATGCAAAATTCGTTTATTGGCGCGACAAATTGAAACGCCAAACGCTTTTTGTTTGGTTTGTTCGGGTGATGCGGTTGCCAACACCAGCCTGAATGAATTTTGGGTTGACGCGCAAATTACAAACGTTCAAGCAATTTACCTAGTCAATTCCGATAATAATGATTGGTATTTAATTCGCGCATTTAGGGCTGGCGGCGGTACAGCGACCGAAGGTGTTTCATGTCTTGGTGGCGCAAATTCAGCCGAGCGTTGCCGCGGCGAACGTTTTTGGTATTACACCGGAACGGTTCCAATTCATGTTTATGGGACAAGTGGCTCGCCAAGTTTTGCCGTTGGTTCAGGCGGTCATTCATTATTTTGCAATGACACTGAAAACGGAACACCGGCACCGTTAGTTGAAATTGGCGGTGAAATTAACTGGCGCAAAGACGTTTCGGCAATGTCAGATAACCC